TATTTGATTAGTAGATGTAAGGCGGCGAGTCATCCTTGCCAAGCAGGCGACGGATCCGCCAACGCATCGTCGTTTTCCAGATGCTCCATTTCACGCGCCAGCGTGCAGAGCGTCCAAGTGTGTTCCTTCGTACCATGGTTTCAACTCCTTGATCATGTCCGAAGTGATTCGTTCCCCAGACATTATCTCAGCGAAGTGGATATGGCTGTGTAGTCCGGGATGAGGAAGGCCGTTTTTTCCTCGATCAAATGCTTGTGTCCATGCGGCCTCTTGCCATTGTGAGGTTGGCTCAAGTTCGCAGCATCCTTCAACACCTAGCCATGGTGCTGGCTCCGGAAAACCCCATCCCAAATAATCTTTTGGTTGTGGCGGATTTTGTTGTTCGTCAATAAGATATGAGGGCACTTGTTGCAGTTCCGGATAGCCGATGTGTTCAAGAATTTGTTGACTGTATCCGTGCCATGAAAACATTGTCATTTCTGCGCCAATGGCCGGCGCAAGCATAGCGATCATGTCTATAGCCGCCAAGTTTTGGTCAGTTATAACATCAACTGGTATAGAGGTAATTGAATTATCAACTGCCTGATGAAGGTATGGATGAAACTTGGAAGTCTGGTCATCAAAGGTTGTGTACGATGAAATTTGATCATTATAAGCAAGTGTCTTGCGCCCCTGTTCCTGTTGCGATGAAAATTCAAAAAGGTTTGCTCGCCAAATATCTGGCGAAAGTAGTGCGATTCTTTTTGGAAAACCATACGTTCCAATATGCGCAATCATTCTGTACATCTGCTGATGAACATTATGAGACGTTCGGCCAATATTGTTGACCTTCAAACCAAACACATGCTCAATGATGCTTGGCCAGGTAAAATTGTACGGCAATCCCATGCCATTGGTCACGGAACAGCCAAGCGCCAAAATATCTGGCTCTCTTGTGAACTCATGCCAATGCTGTCCGTCGGAATTAACCTGATATCGAATCCTGTCCAACCAGTGATCATCTGTGACATGCTCATGTAGCCATTGGCCCTGTGACCATTGAATTGTTTGACCATCAATGACGGTTTCGTGCCTAGATTCGGAAGCAAAATCATCCGACTGATAATTAGGGTAGAATCCCCCATGTTTTTGCTGACGAAGGGAAGCCAGTCTCAAGACGAGTCGATCAACGTTCATTTGCGTTCAGGCTCCAAATCAGTCCCCTCAAACCACGGTCGCAACAACGAGGTGGTCGTGGTATCCACCCTAACACCCGTGAAAATCTCAGCAAAGTGAATCTGACTATGAAGACCCGGATGCGGCGTTTTCCACTGGCTCGTGTGGTCTAGAGCAACTGTCCATGCTTTGGTTTGCCAATGGCCAAACGGTTCCAAATCACAACACGATGCGGCACCCATGTGCGCAATTTCTGTTGGATATTCCCAAAAGGCCAGCATGGATGAATGCACATCATTCATGTTTGGCGAGCTGGGCGACATAAACGATGGCACTTCACAAAGATGCGGATAGTTAAACGCTCGGAAGCATTCCCAAGTTTGCCCATGCCAACTAAAAATTTTTAAGTCAATATTGTGACTTTCAGCAAACATCATCAACATTTCCAGCGCTTTAAGGTTGTTGTCAATGATGAGATCCGACGGTACGACAGTCTTGGTGCCACATAGCGACGAATGAATGTACGGATCGTAACCAGTCGTCGTGAAAGACTTTGCGTCATGATCAAAAAGCAAAGTTCTCTGAAACCACGAATCTGGGCCAACGGCTATTTGCCCTCGAAACAAATCAGGGGCGAGAAACCAAATGCTTTTCGGAACACCGTACTGATGCACATTCGCAAACGCCCGATACACCTGATGAGAAATAGACGACCCAGCCCGAGCAACATTGTTAACCGTTTTGCCAAACACAGTCCGACAAATGTCCGGCCACGTAAAGTTGTAAGGCAAACCCATACCCGACGTGATTGAGCAACCCATAGCCAAAACATCGGGCGTATGAGTGTTTTCCGCACCATGCATTCCGTCAGAATTCACACGGTATAAGCAGTCAGGTAGACCACCACCCAACTCAAGCAACCCGTGGGTTTCGTGATATTCCTCGCCACGGCTCCACAAAAAACGTTTACCTGTTGCTGGGTCGGTTGCGCGTTGCAATTTCTGAAAGTCACGAACCTTCAGTAACGGATACATGCTTTTGTCATCACGACGCAAAAGGGTCGGATCCACGCCCCCACTAAGAACACGAAACTTCATGAGACAATACGAACGTACGGATTATCTCGTTTCCACTTCTCAACATCAAACGTGTCGTCAATCAAAGGCTGATTCTTCACGTTCAGACTCGTGTTCAGCAGAACCGGTATCCCAGTGTGAACCTTCCAGCGTTGAAGAACCTCATACAAACCGAAATGCTGATACTGATTAACCGTTTGAACACGGCTCGTGCCGTCTTTGTGAATTACGGCCGGCAACAAATCTGGCCGCTTACACCGGACAGCGAACTGCATGTAGGGCGACGGACGATCAAGATCAAAGTATTCGTGCGCATCCTCTTCAAGGACAACTGGAGCGAAAGGTCTAAACGGCTCACGTTTCTTCACCGTGTTTACCTTCCCCTTCATTTCTGGTGAACGTGGATCCGCCAGAATGCTCCGGTTACCGAGAGCTCGAGGACCAAACTCAGCTCTACCGTTAGCCACCGCCACAAGACCGTGGACCATCAGTTCGTCAATGATTTTGGCAACGGGGTACGACCCGCCCAGCGGATGGCCTAGATACGGACCTTCCCAGCGGACGTGCTCTCCATGAACCGCCAAAGCGGCACCCAAGCTCGTGCCGGCGTCGCCAGGATTGGGCATAATCCATACCTCGTCCCAGATATCCCACAGCAGCGGATTTGCTGCGCAGTTCAACGCACAGCCACCGACAAACACCAAGTTTTTTGAAGGGCTGTCGCGACGTACCCGTTGCATCAGTTCAACTAGGCGTTCTTCATATACCTGTTGCACGGCCGCCGCAATGTCGTATCGATCCTGCTCCGTGCGAGGCGGATGATCCCAGTCAGGAACCCCGTAGTGAAGGTTGTACGGCTGGTAGTGGAACTTTGGGAAATACTTTTCCACTTGATCGTGGAATCTTCCCGGCCAACCGAATGCCGCCATCCCCATCAAAATGTATTCTTCAATGCCCGGAGTGAGACCAAGCATTTTGGTGAAGGCGCTGTAGAACAATCCGAAGCTGGTCGGGTAGCGCAAACCGCCACGCCTGACCATAGCCGTCCCTTTTGCGTCCCAAACACTAAGGGTGTCAAATTCGCCGATGGCATCAATGACGACGATTGTTGCGTGATCAAATGTTGACGTGTAATAGCCGGAGGCTGCGTGACTTTTGTGATGACCAACCTGAATCTCGTGATACTTCTTCAAGGCGGGCGATGTTTTCTTGTACAGGTTGTCGTACGCACCGTTGATGCCGCCGTGTAGCGCGCGCCTTAGCCGTTTCTTGTTACGGTTTTCAAAGTAAGCGATGACATCTGGTTCTCCGAATGCCATGACGCTTCCGAAAAGTTGGTGCGGGTTTGAGAACGAGTGCTTTTCTTTATTTACTCGCTCGCCGTGTGTTGCGAAACGAATTTTGCCATCCTCAATAAGGGTCACGGCCGCATCATGGGAGGAATCGTTGATGCCTAAAATTCTCATTTCATTTTGGATGGGAGAGAAACCCATCCGTTGCCCCATTTCGATCGACAATAAGTGGACTGATCGTATAATAGCTCATATTCGGGCATCCTGTCAACGATTGCTCTCAGTGCTGCGCGCATTTCGGCACGCGCCAAGTTGGCTCCAAGGCAATAATGCGAACTCGGCGGCCCAAAGCCCAAGTGCTTCGGCTTCAGTGGTCGGCGGATGTTGAACGATAGAGGGTCATCGTAAAAGTTTGGATCGGTGTTGCCCGCTTGGTACCACAGACACACCCGATCCCCGGCTCGTATCGTCTGACCTGACACCTCAACGTCATCAATTGCGGTTCTCATGAAATGCAACACTGGTGTGTGATGTCGGACAAGCTCTTCAATTGCGCCGTCAACAAGACCGTCAAAATCGTTTCGCAAGTCATCTAACTGATCTGGGTGCTGTTGCAAGTAATGGAAAGCTACGCTTACAGAAATAGATGTTGTTTCTACCCCCGAAACAACTAAAAGCATGAAGAAGTCAACGATCTCATTCAGAGTGAGCGGGCGTTGCCCATCTTGAGGGTGTAGCAATACGGACATCAAATCGTCGGCTGGTGATTCCAATTTGCTTTGGGCGAGCCGTAGACCGTACTTATGCATCTTCCTCGTCTGTCGAAACCATTGCATGCTGTCGCCATGCCGGTGAGCGGGATGGGCCTCTCCCATCATTGATGCAACCATTTGACTGATCCACGGCTGATCTTCGGCAGGTATTCCCAACATTTCGCATATCACTAATGCTGGGATGCGGTTGGCAAAGTCAATTCGCACATCCATCACGTCGGTTCGTAGTTGGCTAATGAAATCGGTTGCGACTTCGTCAACCACACGTTCAATAGTGTCTTGTAGGTTTCGGATACTTTTTGGTGTGAACGCTGCCGAAACTAGGTTGCGAAGCTCAAGGTGTTCGGGGTCGTCCAAAGTCAAAATAGAGCCATTGAAAGGAATAATTTTTTGTTGCTTTTCGCTGAGCTCATTTGCGACTTGCGAAAGTATGACACCGGACTTACTTGAAAACTTGTCGTCATTAACCGCAATTTCAACAATGTCGTTATAGCCGAAAACCGACCAGTAAAGGCTATCTGGGTTTTTTGCTTCATAGTAAGGAAGCGGTTTTCCTTCGGCAGCCAACGTGGAGAAACGCCGTTTGCGTTCGTCATTATCCTCTATTGAAGAAGATAGATTTTCAATCCAGTCGTCACTGTGGCGGAACGAACCCACCGTACACCTCCTTGGGTGGGCGCAACTCCTCAGGGATTCTCTCAATATCCTGCGGTGAAATCATGTCCATGACCTCACCGACGTTCTCAACATCGTAAAACCATCCGGTCGGCACCGACGGCAACAAATTGTGCACCAGTGTTCGTGCTCTTGGCCAAAACGAGGTAATCACATAGCGGTTACCTGAAATGACAGGCTTAACGCCGTGCATGTACTGGTGTGAGGAGGGAAAGGCGATCATCAAGCCCGGTCGAGGAATGATCTGGACTCCGTAATGCTCAAAGTAAATTTCGCCGCCTTCAAAATCGCCGTTGAGGTAGGTCACTGTCGCAAAGTCATTGTGGTGCAAAGACAGGCTGGAGTGCCGTTGAGTGAACATGACTTCGCCATCTGGTCGCCCGATATCAGAGTGAGCTGACTGATAGTCACCAGGAACCCATTTCCTGAAACTCATACGACGAGTCTGAACAAGTGTCTCGCCGAAAAAGTTTTCTAGGGCCGCCTTTTTGTTGACTCGAAACTTTTTGATTATCGGATCAACATGGGGAGGTGCCTCAGTTGCAAGTAACTGCCAGTGCTGACGCTCAGTGAAATCGGCGTGCTCTGGTTGGGTCCACTCTGCCTCATCACGCATGTAGTGGTAGAGGACTTCCACCTCGTTGCGAGGTATGAAATTTTCACAAACGAGAAGTTGCGGAAGAATCATTCTTCGCTAGTTTCCGCCTCGCCAGCCTCTTCCTCTGAACCCTCGGGGGTCAAGTAAGCGTAGAGGACGATTCGGGCGTGACGTTCCAGCGTGGGAAGTTCAAGGGGGAACGGCAAATCGGCGGCCAGATTACCCAACACTTTGAAACTGATCTCATTGGTTTCAAGGTTGAACGCTAGGGGCTGGAGAAGCCGAAAAAGTTTTCCGTCCCAGCGGACTTCATACATTCCGCTCTCGTGCTGAACCATAACGACTTGGGAGTGCGTTGCCTGTTCAAGCGCTTCCGTTTGACTGGTTCCAGCGTCGGGCAGGTCTGGGGAGGTGGTCTCTAAATCACTCATGACTGTTGAGCATACCACCTTGTTGTTCGGTGTGAAGTTTGGGGTCTAGGCGCCCGAAGTCTTTGGGCTTGACTGGCGTGGGGTGCCCCATCATCTCGTATACCAACTCCACGTTTTCGTAGTGAAGCCACCAAGTTTCGGGGAGTGAGTGTTGCATCAGTGTGCGTGACATCGTGGCGCATCGGATCCAGTGGGTCGCTGATGTGAGTCGCTCGCCAGCAGTGATCTCGGTTACGCCATGCTCGTAGCCGGATGCGCACGGGAAGGCCACAAGCATTCCCTTCTTGGGTTGTACTTCCACGCCGATTCCGGGGAAGTGCAGCTTGCCGCCCTCAAAGTCGTCGTTGTAGTAGAGCACGGTCGCAACCTCAAGGTAGCCACGCGGAACAAGCTCAACATCTCCGAATGAAACTGGCTCAAAGTCAAGGAGCAGGTCTTGCTTGAATCCGTCGCCGTGACCTCCCATGTGGGTTCCTCGAACCCACTTCCGGAATGCGGGTGATGGCTTGTACAAGAAATCGTCGCCGAACTCATACTCAATCTTTTTGTGCATGCGCTTGTTGAGATACTTGTAAATGGCGTTGAGATTGTGTGCCGCCCAGTACTCGTTGTTGTAGGTGAAGTGATGGGGCTGACCCTCAATGTGGTCAGCGTTTTCAATTCGGCGCCAAAACTCGTCGTTTCGCAAATGTGACAGCCAGAACTCGTTTTCGTCTTCCTCAAGAAAGTCGGGGATGACTTTCACGAGATCCGGATTGCGGTTAGCCCAGTTTGACATCGTTTCTCCTCGTCGCTCCTCGAGTCAGGATAACACTTTTCTGTTCTGACGCAACTAGCAATGCTGTTGTGTTTTTTGGCACAAGAAATGCGGAGTGAACTGGTGCGACTATCGGTTTATTTAGGTGACCTGCCAAAATTGCGAACACTGGGGTCGGGCCGATAGGCAAAACAATCATGTGAGTTCCATCCGAGCAATATGTTGGCGGGATCCAAACTAGATTACCCAACTCGGATGAGGGCAACTCATGTGCCGTCCAATCACCAGTTTGTTGCAATCCGAACGAGGAAAGCATGTTTTTATCAATGTCGCGCTCAAAATGGTGAAGTCCATCATAAATGACTTTTTGATGTTTTGAATTATCAAACGAAATAAAGCTGAGCGACGCTTGTCTATGAGCCGGAAACTCAATCGGTTGACGTGCCTGAACTGTTTCCCAAGCAACGACTGCATCGCCGTCTTTTTCCGTTTTGTACATTGTTTCGCAAACAGTGAAAGACACACCTGTGCAAAACCGTCTAAAAACGGGCGCTACTGGAGCCAGCTCAGTCATTACAACGACAAATTGGCCAAATACGTTTGATATTCCTCGTCAGAAATAACGTCAATGGGTTCCTCGCCGACACCGAAAGGAAAACACCAGTAACCATAGAACGATCGCTGCCCCGGCTGAAAACCACCATGAACCCCATGAGCCATCCTGAACAGATCAGGCATGACCAGATCTTCCTGCTGCCATTCCCACCAAATCTGATTCACCGGATCACGAATTTCCTTCAAAATCCAGTCAACCGCTTCATAAAACGTTTCTTGTTCGGCCTCGGTCGGCTTTCTGCCGTCAACCTTCAACAGATAATCCTGCACACCCCACTCTGCCTCGCAGGGGCAAACCCGAAGGGTCGGCACTCCAGTGTTCGGATTGTCCTCAACAGCCGGTCGAGAAAAAGAACCGACAATCTTGCCCGTATCTTCAGTCCAAATCACGTCGTGACCCGCATCGCATTTGGACTTAAACTTTGCCGCAAACTCCTCTTTGGACTTTGGCTTACTCTGCCAGTTCGGTATATGGATAATTGTTGCTGAATCAAGCAGCTTTTTGTATTCCGCTGGCAATTTCGTGTACAGCATCTGCATGTCCACGAAGCCGGTGCTTCCCGTTCCGGGTTCCGCAGTGAAGTGATACATGTACCAAACAGCAGCCCGTTGAGTATGTTTCAACGAAACTCCCTCAATATGCCACTGAATCAACTCTTGACTTGAGGTGTTGACGTTGTCGTCAATCAAATACTGGACCGTGTCGTCCTGAGTTTGATGGTAACGCCAACTCTCCATGGAAACCGATTCCGGACCACTTCGATTGGCTGACGGCGTAAAACCAACAATGTCACCCACTGCTTGAGCGAGACGAACGATCGGCTCATCCCCCAACTTGGAGCGATCCTCCGTTGATCCACGAAACGCAACGATTCCGCGCTCCCTGAATTTTCCTGCAACCGTGCTGGGCTTATCGCAAATCTCTTGAATGGTGTTAGCAAAAATGAAGTCGTGGCTCATTCATCCTCATCCAAAAACATCTCAATGGTCGCCCTCATCCGCCGCAGAGCTTCCGCAGGATCAAAGTTGGCGAACCCCATCTCAACGTTTGCCGGCAACAGGCTTCCGTTGGTAAACCGAGCAACCTTCTTGCCGTCTCGAGAAACAATAAATTTCTCAAAATTGCCGCGAATTTCACCGTTGTTCACGCCTAGGCGGACAAACAGGGGGTGCGTTGTCTGCTCCGGCTCATCATCACGATTCGGCCGAGAAGCGACAAGTTCCGTGAACGGGAGCCGAATCCGGTAATGCTGGTAAGCAAACTTATGACACTCCTCAGCCGTTGAGCGAGAATCCTTGAAATCACCGTAACCGAACTCACAGTAATCGTTCGTCGGCACACAAACGATGTCAAAGCCACGGTCCTCGTAGTCGTACTTCAACACCTGCAACATCGGGTACTGCATTGAGTTCCCGCATTCCCCCGTCACATTGACGATCATCGTTACCTGCCCACGACGAGCCGCAAGAGCGTTCTCCACGTTCCCAACATCCTTAATATTGATGTCGTAGACCGACTTGCCGTCAATTGTGTCTGTCAGATGACCTTCTCGGCGAAGGTAATCCTCCAGTTCTTGGCGGTTCGTCAAATCGGAAATGGTCTTCATTTTTACTCCTCTGAACGGTTGCGATCAGTATAGTTTGTTGATCTAGCCCCAGTGGCAAATCGTGTATAATCGTGAAAGGACTCAGGCTAACCCAGGAGCTGGCATGGTTGCTTTTCGCATGATCACGTCTAATGTCGTCGCCGAGCAGGTGGCGGAGACAATCAAACTTCTTGAGGCACGTTGCTGGCAAAACTGCCTTTTGCTGAACGTTGATCCTCGCACCTACACCTTGGCGTACACGATTCCGCCAAAGGCCAACGAGGACGACCAGCAAGAGGGCGAGAACGAGTTGTTTGACTTCCAAGCGCGAGTGAAAAACGGTTATTCACTTGCCGGAATTGATGATTACAACTACGGCGATCATCTAGACAAGGCCACCAAGGTGCACCAAACCGAGCAAGCGATTGTTGCGCTGGAAACCTTGCTGGTCCAGCGATGCGCAGAGCACGGCCTGAATCCGAACGACCTTGGCTCAGATTGGGATGGCGGCGAACTCAACCTTGCGGATGTGAAAGTGTACAACGATGCCCTTCACTTGGCCTACAGTGTTCTGGACAGCCTGAACGCCTGATCCGGGAGGAAATATGGCTCTTTCCGAAGCCCAAATTGAAAAAGCTCAGACGGACGCTCGAGCATTTTTGGAGTATTCCATTCTCGGTCTGTGTTCCTGCTTAGGAATTCCTGTTACGTCAATCGGTGACTCTTACGAGATCCCAGTTGATGCTGACGACGAGTTTTATAGATTCCATGATGCTCTCGCTCGGCAAGTTGCGGCTCTTGCCCTTCTTCCGTGATGGAAATCAGGTCAGAACACCTGAATAAGGCGCTGGATGGCGCGGAGAATAAAACGTCTCGTTCAAAGATTCCCAAAAGCAAAGTCAGTCGAGCGCAAGATCTTCCAGTTTATTTTGATGCGGAACGAGGCGTTTACTCCTATGGTGGAAGACTTACCACCAAATGCGAAGTTTTAGAATGGGACTCAGAGTTGGACTCCGAAGCAATTGACACGACGAAAAGAATTTGAGTTTTGAAATGGAAATCCGTTCTCAACATTTAAGTGGTCGTCCACTTCAGTCATTACGTGAGCGCAGCACGTCGTGGAACTTGGCGGACAGGCATGATTTTGCTGTTTCCCCGTTGTGGGATGAGCATAAAAATCTAACTGTCGCATGGGAGAGCGGTTACGTTGTTTCCCCTGATACTCAAGAAATTTTGTACTACCCAGTTCTGGCTGAACTAGATGCTGACGAGTTGGACCAGCCATGAGACACACATCAACACACGGTTTTTCGCTGTACAGCCCGACCGCAGCGCTTGAAGAAGCAGAGACACGCATCGCAACCGCAATGCTGATCGGCGGCATGAGTCTAGATGACTATGACGCTCTGACCATTGACGAAATGATTGACGCAATCAATTCACTTTTTCCAACAGACACAGGGCCAATCTCAACTCGTGAGTTCGGACTCAGAGGAATTGATGAACGTGCCCTTATTGGTGCCGAGGATTGGCTCATCAAACTCAACAATAGAATCGCATGTCGGGTTCGCGCAGATTGGCGTAATCGCCACATGGGAAGGTGGGTGATCTCCAGTGGCAGCTGATCGGCTAGCTGAACGCGCACGCACGGCGCGTCTGCTCTCAACGGACTGGAACGACGAATACTTCAATACATTCGTCACCCGCATCAATGACTGTTGCGCCATCGGGAAAGAGATGACGGACGAAGCCGGAGTTGACCGACGCCTTATTGCAACCCATTTGTCTGAACCGATTTTCATGCATGACTATGGAGTGACAACCAACGCTGATGCTCGAGAAATGATGTTCTACGGAGCCACGTTTGGGATGGAAGTTATGGACATCCTCAAATCGTTGCATTGGGCCGACACTTCTGGTCTGAATGTGTTGTCTTGGCCAGGGGCGCCGTCAGTTTTCTGGGAAGACGATGTTGAGTCTGGGAACAACAACGTCTACTTTTTGAACGATTTCTCCCTTCACGTTCTTGAAAAGTATTACCAGTCAGACTCGTCGCCTTTCGCTGATCCGTCTTCCATTCAATATGGGTCTGTTGATTATTCGGAACTTCATGACGGTTCGCTTGACGGATTCTTTGACATTGTCACGGCGTACCTTCCGGATCTTCATGACTACACGTATGAGACAATCAATGGCATCGTTCGTTGTCTCAAGCCGGGCGGCCTGATGACTATCCGTCAGATGGCGCCTCGAACTGGTTTCTATTACACCGCTCATCGGCTTCACAACTACTGGGATCACGACTACAGCAAATTGCTGGCCGATCACCCAGACTTGGTTAGCCGACATTTTGCGTGGGCTACCGGCGTCGTTTTCGCCACCAAAAAAACTAACTGATACACTTCTCCCATGAGACTTTTTGGCCCGCCCGACTCCGACAAATTCGCATACCACAAAATAGGTGAAGGCGATCTGGAGTGGATTGATTCACTTAAGTACACGAATCATCCTGGTGGTGTCGTCCATTTCCACGAGGCGTTCACTGTGGACCAGTCTCGGATCTTGCCTTACCTTGACGATTTGGCGTACGTCCCTTCCTGCGGTCTTGAAATCATCAAAGATGAAGACGGCAACATGCTTCACGGTAAGACATTTGAAGGGACGATTGTAGACATCAGTGATCTTCTGGCGCTTCCGATGCGGGTCGGCGGGCACGGCGAGCCAGAGCCAGTCAACCCGCTCACGCCTGAAGACATCCGAGAGTTCTTTGAACACGTTGAGGAAACGTTTTACATGGCGCTCCTCAGATACTGCGATCTTTATCCACTCGTGGTGAACACATTGTTGTGGAGAATGCGTGGACACGCTTTGCGTTACAGTCCAGATGCTTCACTCGGCATCCATAACGACAACGACACCAATACGCTGATGCGTAACGGGCAGCGATGGGTTTCGGGCCGCGAGATCGCCATGTACCAAGTGACCAATGGTTTGGCGTACTTCAACGACGACTATGAGGGTGGCGAGTTCCGTTTCCCGTACCTTGATCTGACGATCAAGCCGAAAACCGGTGACATCATCTTGTTCCCAGCCAACTACATCGGAACGCACGGCGTTGCGCCGATCAAGTCGGGTTTGCGGTACTCATACCTCACCCAGTTCGGCCATGGTGGCGGTCATCGATACGAAGTGACTGAGCCGAACGACAGCAACATGTGGCTTCCACCCGTATGGATGCCTTTCTTGGCTCAAGATCTGCACAAACTCCAGCAGACCGAGTATTCACACTTGGACACCTCGGGCGACAGGGCTGTGGGTCTTTCAATGTCCACAACTTTGGAACAAACTCGGGAGGCTGAGGGCGCAGCTGAAGGCGACTTCATCGCTTACGAGGAAACTGCTACTGTTTGAGCATGAAGTTCAAAAAATACGTTGATCTGGATCACTCGTTGTACCCAGAAATCACCAGCGTTGTTGAGAAGATTGCTCTGAATCCAAGAGTTGAGGATCACCGAGCTTGGTACGGGCCGCTCAGCGGATTTGAAGGGTGGCACGTACGGTGGTCAATGTCTCACCTTGGCGAAGAGACCAATCCGGACTCTGACATTATTGATGCGTACGGTAATGCGATCTCGCCTGAGGGTTTGGTGTTTTGGTGGAAACGTCAGGGCGATGACGTCAAGATCAGCCAGTGTGCAAGGATTGTTGAATTAGAGATTCGGTGAGCCGTGGCGTGCCTTGTCGTGCGTCCTTAGAGGGTGACCGTACGGCAAGGTTTGACGTTTCTTCCCAGCTTTCGTGCCCGTCACGGTTTCTTTCTCGCCTGTCCTCGGGTTGATCCGAGTCCGCTCGTTGCTTCTACCGCTGGTTCCCTTTTTGCCTTTGCCCATCTCGCTGTCCTAAAAATCGTATTGAATGAAGAACCCAGCTTCGTCCGCAACACCCATAGATAGAGTCAAGCGGAGAGTTTCTTGATCGCCAGAGACCTCAATTACATCTGTGGTTAACGCCTCTGAAAGAATATCAATATATTTGCTTTCACGAAGCATTTCTGCACCTTCAGCGTGCAACATTGTTCCGTAGTTGACTTTCTTTCCAGTAGAAACTGAAAATGGTTGAGCGCAGACATGGATCCCAGTTGAGTCCTCTGTCTCTTGTTCCACGTGAAGGATTGACAGACATTCTTTGACTGGACTGTTTTTGTTATCCGTGAAGTGCTGAATGAGATCTTTTTCTCGAGTTTCTTCAGGTTTGTCGGAGACCCAGCCTTCCGCCAAAAGGGTGAAAGCGTCGCAACCCCAGCCAGCCCGCATCATCCCAGCAGTCTGATAAATGCGTGCAATCCGTTGACGTTCGTCTTTCGGATCGCCAAACTGAAGATCCATCTGTCCAACACACGCAAGACTTGCACCCGTCCAGCCGAATATGTTGATAGCCAGTTCTTCTCCAAGGCCGAATTCGGAGATCAGGTGGTCTTTGGCTTCACGGCCAACGGCAAGTACTAGGGCAACTTTTGATGCCGAGTTGTCGTAGGCGTCTTCCACACGGCTTCACCCTACAACGTTTCGGCAACTCATGGTGTAAAGTCTGGTTCATGGACGAGAAGAAGCCCGCAAAGAAGGCCGCCGCGAAAAAGCCGGCCGCAAAGAAAACTCCGGCCAAGAAAACCCCGGCCAAGAAAACCCCA